CATCTACAAGTCCAAACCCAAGTTGGTGAAGATGGTACATATCCAAATAACATTACTTTGATTACTGGACCTACCGCTCAAGGTGGAAATTTTATTTGGAATCGTTTAGATCCAATGACGACTGAAGTAAATCAAACTACAGGTATTGGGGAGTTTAGATGTGTTAAATTGATGGAGGGATCAATTGTAAATTTCTCCTATAGTGTTAACACTTTTGCGAGACAGAGATATGTAATTCCTAATGACTCTGTTGATACATCAACTCTCAAAGTTTCTGTTAGGGATAATAAAACTAGTACGATATCCAATGTATTCAATAAAGTTGAAAATGTCACTGGAGTGCAGTCAATTGATAGAATTTATTTTTTAAGTGAAACTGAAGATATGCGTTATGAAATCTTTTTTGGGGATGGCGTAATTGGATCAAAGCTAGGTGATGGTCAAGTTATTGATTTAGAATACTTAGTTACTTCTGGTGAAAAGGCAAATGGGGTTAAGAGTTTTAGCTTTATTGGTAATTTTATTGATAGTAATGGTAATGAATATGATGTAAATGAAACTGACTATCAAATTGCCGAATATGCTCGTTTTGGTGATAAGGAAGAAACCATAGAAGAAATTAAATATTCTGCTCCAAGATGGTATAGTGCCCAATATCGAGCAGTAACAACTCAGGATTATGAAACTATAGTTAAAAAAATCTATCCAAATACAAAAACTGTAGTTGCATTTGGTGGAGATAGTTTATATCCAGCGATTTATGGAAAAGTGTTTATTGCAATTAAGACAAAAACTGGATCCAAGTTAAACTCTGCTACTAAATTACAAATAGCAAATGATTTAAAACCATATGCGATTGCATCAATTCAACCAGTAGTAGTTGATGCAGATTCAATTTTCATCAATAGTAAAATATTCATTACTTACGACCCTGCGTGCTCAAGCAGAAGTGTTTCTGCTATCGGTGCCAACGCACAAAATGCAATTACTCAATGGGCTTCTCAAACTGGCATTAATAACTTTAATGGTCAATTTAGCTTAGCTAAATTACAAAAAGCAGTTTCTAACTCCGATAGATGTATAGCTGATATTTCAACACAGATTAGTCTTGTAAAGTATGTTAAACCAGATCCTGCACAAACAAACACATATTGTGTCAGTACTGGATCGCCAATTTATGATAGTGCCCCTGGTGGATCTAATACAGGTGATGCAGCTGCTTGTAAAAAAGAGCCAGTTATAAGATCATCTAGATTTAGGACTTTAGATAGACCAGATACGGATCAATATTTTGAAGATGATGGATATGGTAATCTAATCGTTTATTACAGCCAGTGGAATCGTAAAATAGTAACGAATGATAAAGGTGGCACTGTTGATTATAAAACTGGTCAAATTTGTTTTGGTCCAGTTAGTATTATAGGTGCTGGCAATAATATTTTACCTGTAAATGATGGTGTTGTTGATACAAGTGTTACCGCAACTTCTAGTATTGGACAGATTCAAATTGCAGTACAAATTATTCCGTCTAACAATTCTGTTATCATTACCCCAACTCCGTCTACTGTTTTTGATATGATTGTTCCAGTCATCTCAATTAATCCAATTGGAACAACATTACCTTCCAGTATCCCACTAAATAGTCTTACGCCAAGTGATTTTGAGATCACACCACCAACCATCGTAATTCCAGATATTGCAAATAATGGCGACATTGCTGGCATCTCTTGTTTTTGAAATAAATGTCAATTAATAAAGTTTCCCAATCAATCAAGACGCTTGTACCTGAGTATTTTCAAGAAAATTTTCCATTGTTTGAAAAATTTCTTGAGTATTACTATAAATCTCAAGAAAAATCTGGTTTAGGTCAGAATATTTTAAATCAGTTTCTTGATATATTGAATATTGATGATTTAAACGTTAATATTTTAGATGGATCAACAATTCTTGTTGAAAGTATTACTTCTCAGTCGGATACTCTTGTTGTTGAAAACGTAGATGGATTCTTAGAAACGAATGGAAGTATTTTAATTGGCAATGAAGTAATTTTTTATGAGAAATCAGTGCAATCCCCAAGCATTGCACTGAGCCCTGGTGTAAACTATGGACAAGTAAAGCTAAAGTGGATAAACTTATTTAATCCTATTGAATTGTTTGATGGTGAGGAGGAAAGATTTACCTTAAAACTACAAAACTCACCAATAAGTGTACCATCTGCAGCGCACCTGTTAGTAACACTATATGGTAGAGTATTGGTGCCAGAAGTAGATTATACTATTGATGGAAATGATATTGTTTTTACAGTAGCACCAGCAGAAAAAACTCAATATGATGATCCAACATCAACATCTATTGTATATTTAAGAGGATTTTCAGACAACACCATTTTTGAGTTGGATGATATTACATCTCAGTTTAGTGTAATTAAAAGCACATTTGTATTAAAAAATCAAGGAGTAAATTATACTCCAATTATTGATGAATATTTACTAATATTTTATAATGGTAGTGTATTAGTCCCAAGAGAAGATTACACTTTAGATGGAGATCAAATAACGTTTTCATTTATTCCTTTAGTTGGTAATGATTTAAATATTTTTGCAATTGAGGCTCCTATTCCCACTTTTGGATCTGGTGCAATTGGATTCTCCCGTGTAAATGATGATGGAGAGCTCGTAGATGTTGTCGTTAAAAATTCTGGATCTCAATATAGATTTGAATATCCACCAAAAGTTTCTGTAAAGGGTGCTGCTGGTAGTAGTGGTGCATCAGTTACATCACTAGTAAATGGTATTAAATCAATTAAATTAATTAATGGTGGTAAAGGTTATCGTGATAATAATCCACCAAAGGTTAAAGTTGATCTTCCAACTATAGATGGAAGTAAAGCACCTGTTATTGAGGCGGTGGTTGAGGACGGCACTGTCACTTCGATTAATATAATTTCTTCTGGAAGTGGATATACATTCATTCCAAGAATTACCTTTGAGCAACCAACTGGTGCAGAAATTGGTGCGGTTACAGTTACAAACGGAGTAATAAACGAGAATTCAATATCAATTATTAGTGGTGGATCTGGGTATACAACAGCACCATTAATTTATATTGCTCCACCAACAGGACTAAATGGAATCCAAGCAAAAATTAATGCTGTTTTAAATGACAATGGAGAGGTATCTCAGTTAGTTTTAGTGAATGCTGGCCAGGGGTATGAAGTTGCACCTAGAGTTGCTGTAATACAACCAACTGGTGCTCAAGTATTATATTCTACTGTTGATGCTGCTGGAAGACTAATTGATATTGAAATTCTTGATGGTGGTAGTGGATACGATGATGTACCATCAGTTTATATTGTTGATGATAGAGTCGATCCTGTCACTGGTCAGTACATTGGTGGAGTGGGTGCTAAAGCTTCAGCAGTAATTTTTAACGGTCAGATTACAGATATTAATATTACTAACTTTGGTGAAGGTTATAGTTCTTCTTTACCACCAAAGGTGATCATTCAATCTCCCCCTCCAGCACTAGCATCTGCCGATATTGGAGATGGTGAAGTAACTGGATTTGAGGTCGTAAGAAATGGAAGCGGATATCAAAAGTGTAAATTTGAAGGATGTGCTAGAGCTGCTAGTGGATTATTGAAATATACTGAAGAAGGAAATGCAGTATTTTCTGGATCAACATCTGCTTCTGAGCACTTAAGTGGATCTTCTATTACTTGCTTAGATTCTGTCTTTGTTAGAAAGATATTAGACAAATATTCTGAGCAATATTTACCAGATGTTCCTAAACTAGATTTTGCTAATATTGATGTTAGGAATGCAATCAGAACAATTAAGACATTTTATTCAACTAAGGGTACCTCATTAAGTATCTCTTATCTTTTTAAATTATTGTATGGTGTAAATGCTACAGTTTCTTATCCAAGAGATCAAATTATTAAACCATCCGCCGCTACTTGGTCTGTCGGCACAGTTCTTCGTGCCACATTAGAAAGCGGTGATCCTATTAATATTAAGGATTCTACAGTACAACAGTTTGCTGATATTGCAGATACTAATGTAAGATATGCAACTGCTCTAGTTGAGAATTATCTTGCAATTCAAACTTCCGAAGAACCACTTTATGAATTAGTGCTTTCTGCTGGATCTATACAGGGGTCATTTGTAGTTCCATATAAGACAAAGTTAGCTGAGCCAATTACAGAAGATACTAATATTATTACTGTAGACTCCACTATTGGTTGGCCTGAAAGAAATGGAGAATTTGTAATTAATGGAAATGAAATTGTTAGATATAAGGAAAAATCACTAAATCAGTTTATTGAATGCACTAGGGGATCTTCTAAAACTACACCTCAAAATTGGGATTCTGCCACTGAAATTATATCAAACTTTAAAATATATTTAAATTACGGTACTGCTCAAGAAGTAGTGCTGAATATTGTTGGTATTGTTGATGCTCAACAAACTAAACTGACAGATACTGGATCTTATTATTTTCCTGGAGATAAATTAGCAGTTTCAAAATTGGGAGGCACTGCAGATATTCCCCAACTAAAAACTTGGATTTATAACGTTAAAAAAATTGTTAAAGCTACCAATCTTACATTTGGTGGCGTAAATAATAGATTTGCTACAGTTACTTGTGACGTTTCTCATGGATTATTAGTTGGTGATCAAGTTACAATATATGGTGCAAACCCAACCATTTATAATGGAACGTTTGAAGTTACTTCTAGAGATTCGGATACTGTTTTCCAATATCAGTTACCTCAACCAGCAACTTTAAATCCTCAAGGTACAATCCTTATCTCTGTTGATTTGAATAAGGGCAAATCTTTAACTACTTCAATTAATACCGCTATTTCACCATACACTACGAATGTACAAAATGCATTTTTCAACACGGATTATGTGTATGTAGCTTCTACTGGTATTCCTAACTATAATATTGGACCTTTTGTTGGATCTGCTCTTCTTCCAGGTAATCAAAGAAAATTAAATAGATTTTCCTTGGTAACACAGACAAGATCTACAAAAAATGCCACTCTTCCAGGATCTATCGCCACACTAATTAACGGAGTATCTGTATGGTCATATAAATCTGCAGAAACAAAAAAATATGGTTTTGTTAAACAAATTCTTATTGAAAATTCTGGATCTGGATATGATGCTGGGAATCCACCCGTCTTAACTATATCTGATGGTGGTGGATCTGGAGCAACTGCAAAAGTTATTGTTGATGGATCTTTAACTGCAGTCAAAGTAGATAATCAAGGTAATGGGTATACTTCCAGCCCACTAGTGTCTATTGTTGGTGGAGGTGGATCTGGTGCTTCAGCAACAGCAATTATTACAAAAGGTAAGGTATCTAATATACTGATCAATAATGGTGGATCTGGATATACATCAAAACCTGAGATTAGTATCGTCGGCGGCGGTGGTTCTGGCGCAACTGGCACCGCAGTTGTAAGAGGTCCGATTAAAAGTGTTTTAGTTACGGATGGAGGTGAAGATTATACAGCAGATCCAAATGTAACCCTAAGCTCTGGCGTTGGCGCAGCTGCTCAACCAATTATTAGCAATGGTAGAATTGTATCTATTGCAGTAATTTCTGGCGGTGTTGGATATACTACCGCTCCAGAAGTAACAATACAGGGGGAAGGTTTTGGTGCTGTTGCTAGAGCAGTTATTGACTTAGATGGCGAAAATGCTGGAAAAGTCACATCTATTGTGATCTTAAACAAGGGTATTGGATATAAGTCTGGTACAACATTGATAAATTTAACCTCCATTGGTCAAAATGCAGTATTTGATGCACAATTATCAGAATGGACATTTAATCTTGAAAAAACTACAACTTACGATTCTGCACGAGGATCAATTTTCACTGGGTATAATACTCAGTATGGCGGAGAGTATGCTCACGTTTCAAATCCACAAAGATTAAGATATATTCTTGGTGATAATCTGTTTATTGTAAATGACGAAATTCAAGAGAAAACTGAGCAACTTGAGCATTCTCCTATTTTGGGTTGGGCGTTTGATGGAAATCCAATTTACGGTCCTTATGCATTTTCTGACCCTACTAGCACTACATCACCAATTTCTAGAATGCGTAGTTCCTATGCATTAAAATCTAATGTAATCTATGATTCTATAATTAATCCATATCCAGCAAGAGTGCAGGGGCCTTCATTAGATGAATATCCTGTTGGTGATTTTGTTGAAGATTACGAATATAATTTTGCAAGTGGTGATTTAGATCAATATAATGGTAGATTCTGTAAAACACCAGATTTTCCTAATGGTCAGTACTGCTATTTTATAACCATTGATGCTAGTGCAGATGGCAATCCTGTTTTCCCATACATAATCGGTCCAAATTATAATTCTTTAGTTGATGAATGGAATTTGAGTGCCTCTGCAATTCAGCAGAATATTCCAACTGGAGTTGTCAGATATCGTGATCCATATGAGAATGTTGATATTGATGTTGAAAGAACTCCAAATGCATCTCAAAATTCAATTACTCTAGAAAATGGGGATATTCTAAGATTTGAAATTGAAGATGAAAATAGAGATGGCATCATATCTCCTGATGAAACTTCTGATCCAGATGAAATATTAGAAGAGGCACCTCTTCAGATATTTGATTATTTTCCAAAAGTTAAATTTGATTCTAAAGTTGATATTGAAGTAGAAACTACTACAAAATTTGAAGATGCCTCTGTAACAGGATTTACAGTTGAAAATCCAGGACAAAACTATCAAGTTAATGATATTCTAATATTTGATAATACTGGTACTAATGGAAATGGAGCTTCAGCTAGAATTTCCAGAATTGGAGGAGAAAAAGTAGAAGCTTATACTTATGAAATTTTAGATGATAAAATTTATGGCACAATCACAACTACAGTTCCACATACTTTATTGAGTGGTGATAAAATTTATGTTGACTATAGTCCAATAATGGACAATACAAATAAAACATTTGTTGTTCGTCAATTTAAGGGTATCGAAGAAATTGTAGTTACTCAAAACGGTAGTGGATATAACGAAGATATTCCTTCAGTAATTACGGTTAGTGGTGATGGGAAATCTGGATCTGTAGAATCTGTAGTAGATAGCCTTGGTGCTATTTCGCAAGTTAATATTACTAATTCTGGAAATTCATATACTAGTAATCCACGTCTCCTAATTTCACATCCTCAAATATTCAAAAAAGCGCAATATTGGGTCTCTCGTGCATCTGGAGGACAATCAAAGATTAAGATCAATGATGTTATAGTTACAACATCGAAACAAGTATACATTTGTGGATCATCTGTTGATAGTAACGGTAATACAATTGGATTTTTCTCTAAGTTGACCGCAGATGGAGCAGAAGAATATTCAAAAACTCTCAATTCAAATCTTCCAGTTGGTGTACCGACAAATCTTGAATTTAAGAAGATGGTGGTCGATAATGGCAATATTTGGATTGTCGGACAAAATTCTCCAAATAGTAGTTCTCTTTCTGTTTATAATCCAGATATTATTTTAGTAAAATACACAGAGGCTGTAGATGGATTGAGTGCAAGTTTATCATTTCAAAAGGCATATGCTGGTATTTCTGGATCTACAAGATCTGATAATATCACTTCTCTTGTAAAAATTTCAACAAATAGATTTGCAATCGGAGGATTCACAAATACAAATTCTACATCTGCTTTTGATGCATTTATTGGTGTAATTGATACAGCTGGTTCTTTTGTTACTAAGAGAAAATTAGCTTCAGCTACTGGATCTGAAAAATTAACCTCAATGCAGTTGGTAGATGGATCTTTATTCTTTACCTTAGAAACTTCTACAACATCTTCATCTACTAATACTAACCTATCTTTAGGAAAAGTTACAGTATTATCAACTTCTATAGAAGTTGTGTGGATAAAAGAGCAATCCAATGCAAATTATGCATTTACTGATATAAATCTAACATCTGATGAATATGGTGAGTTATATGTTGTTGCTACATGTAGATTAAAAGCAACTCCATCAATTACTGATAGTTTCTGGGTTGGTAAGTATGATCAAAGTGGCAATCAGATATGGAATTACAGATATACTACTGGATCAAATAGCACCAAAGTAGCAACCAAATCTTCAGTTGATATTTTTGGTGATCTTCATTTTGCGTATAGCGCAGTAAATACTTCAGCAGAAACTCTACCAGTTGGAGCAAACACAAATTATTCTGGTGAGATTTATGGTGGAAATGTAAAAATTAAATATGATGGCACTCTACTAACTCATACTAAAGAAAGATTTATACCATCTACATCTGGATCTAATATTGAAGGTTTCTATCCAATCACTATCGAAACTGATAATTCTGGTGATAATTATGTATTTGGGCAATCTTACATTAATAGGAATGAATTTGTCTACGATTTTAACGGGGCTCCTGTGATTGGAGATGCAACAGGAAACACTGCATATGATAAAACAAATCACTATACTCCAACTTTAGTTGGTACTGGATCTGGAGCAAATCAAGCATTAATATTTGGGAGTGGTTATGCAACAATAAGAGGTTACACTACTACGATTGCAACAACCGTAACTGCTTACATAAAGCATTTGGGATCTGCTTTAGGTAGTAAACTTGCTGGTGATTGGACATTTGATATGTTGGTTCATAAACCATCATCCATACAGCACTCATCAAATACTAATATAACCCTATTTGCAATAGGTGATGCAACAACCACAACTGGAGGTCTATGGCTAGGATATGATATTTCCACTGGTAAGTTAAAACTTACAGTTACTAATAATGTAACAGCATTAACAGCGGCCTCTGGATCATTAGAATCATCGCAAACAAATATGTGGTTCAATGATCGTTGGCAATTTATTGGATTAAGAAAATCTGGTAATGTTTTTACTGCTTACGTAAATGGTATTGAAGTCATGACTGGAACAGTCCAGTCAACATCTTTAGGAAATAAAGATGTTTATATTGGGAATCAACCTGGATGGGGTGGTGTCGCTGGTGCATTTACTGCAGACCGTCAAGGACGATTCCATGTAGATTTTATTAGATTGAGAAGTTATGCAGTAATACCATCAGTACCATCCGACTGTATTACTCTTCCAGCAACTCAAAACTTCCCACTAACATATGATTGGGTTGATGATGCATGGTTTAGTAATAATTTAGATCGTTATGATTATGTGGAATCATATGGATCTGGAATTAAGAGTGATAAAGACCAAGACCTTGTTAGATTGGTCACAAATGATTTCCAAGATAATACAACCTTTACCTTACAAAGAGAGACTGTATCATCATCAGCAAGTACCTTAACTATTTCATCTGCTGGTTATACACTTGGTAATGCTGGATTGCAAATTCTTGATTTTTCTGAGGCAACAACACTATACGTTTCAGACTTAACAAATATCAACTATGTTTCTGATATTTGGTCCTTCAGAAATGCAACTGTACCATCACCAGGATCTCAAAAATTAAAGGCGGAAGCAATTGTTAAAAATAGATATTATTTTAAAGTAACTAATACTAAAAAGATTGATAATATCCAAAAGTTAACGATTAATCAAGCATTTAACTTTACTGTTGGTGCAAAACTGGTCTTAAAAAATACATCTGGAAATTTTGTCAATAGTGGATATATTGTTAAGGTAGATAAAACTTTAAATCAAGTATATCTTGCTGTAAATAATAATTCTTGGTTAAATGATTTAAATACTGGTAGATTATCTACAGAAAGATTTGATGAGCAAACAACTTTTGGTATTCGTGGGCCAGTAGTAAGTGACACAAATATATTTGATTATTATGTTTTTAGTGAGGTAACTAATACAACACCTGGTACATTTGTAATTAATCTATCTAATTATGGTACACCTTCACCAGTTGGAGGTATTGATAATCTTGATGAGTATGCAACATTCCAACCATATAGTGCAACAGCAATCTATCAGGTAAGGATTAACAGCATCAGTGGCACATCTCCATATATTCCAGGATCTGTAATTTCGCTAACAAACAGTAATATATCTTTTAATGCTGCTTATAATATTTTAACTATTACTGGTTTGACGGCGGTAACAAATATCACTCTTACCACAAATCTTAATAAGATTTTACAAGTAACTGCAGTTAGCAATACTGATCAAGTTTATGTGATTACCACAAATTCTCATTATCTAAGTGAAGGATCACAAATATATGTTGATGGTAATCCAAGTCAAACTGTAAGTAATGTTGTATATGATGAGTATGATGGGTCATTCGCTGTAGATAAGATTATTAGTAAAAAAGAATTTACTTATAAATTACCATCGGTTGCAATTACAAGTCCATCTACAATTCCAAATGATGTCAGTATCTTTATTAAATCTCCAAACCTGAAGATGTATTATGGGCATCAATATATTTTTGATATGTCCCATTCATCTCTTCTTGGAGCAAACCTATCTTTCTCAAAAGATAGTTTAAATAAACTTGAATATTCTTTTAACTCTATTGAAAGAATTGGCACTCCAGGTATTGTATTATCAGGAAGTCCACCTTCAGTCAAGTTAAAAGTTGATAAAGAATATATTACGAATATTTCTTATTACTTTGATCCATCTAGAAGTGGTGATGATAGCCCTATTTCCTCAGGAGCATTTTTAGATATTGGTAATAGTCCTTATATTGGACCATTTGATGTTGTGTCCACTTCTGGAGGAAATATCACCACTGGTGATAATGCAATGACGTTTATTCTTAAATCAGAACCAGAAGGCGTTGCCATTCCTGAGCAGACATCATATTCTACCGATTCTACACGAGCTGTTGGCCCTATTGCCAATATTCGTTTAGTCAGTGGTGGTGGATTTTATCAGAGATTGCCAATCGTTACTGGAATTGAATCAACTAGAAAAATTGAAAGAGTTGAAATTGAAGATCCTGGTACTGAATATGCGAATGGCACTTATGATAACGTGCCAATTCAGGGAGATGGTGAAGGTGGATTAGTCACAATAATTGTTGACAATACAACTGATGAAGAAGCTAATATCATCCCAGGACAGATTGTTGATGTAACTGTGTCTTCTCCTGGTAAAAATTATACAACTGCATTTATTGATGTTGATGGGATTCCTGGAATTCTAGGCACTGGACTTACTGGATCTGGTGCGGTATTGAATGTGGTTATTCCACCAATTGGAACTGGAGCATCTATTTTTACTAAAGGATCTAGTGTAGGAAAAATCAAGAAATTAAAAAATAATAATTTTGGATTTGATTACACTCATGATTATACGCTCCGTCCAGAAATAACCTTCCCAGTTAATGCCCAATTAATTAATACTAGCGTATTATCTAGTATTAGAGTAACCAATCCTGGTAATGGTTATTCACAACCACCTGCAGTTATAATTACTGGCGGCGGCGGATCAGGTGCTATTGCTGAATCTACCATAAGAAATGGAAGACTGGAGCAAATTTATATTAAAGATCC